TAACGAAGTTATCACGTTTCCGGGCATTTTTAATTCTTTACTCATTCTAAAAATCAAAGTTAATGTTTTGTTTTTCATAAACTTCTAAGACTGCCTCACGCCTAATCAATGTCATGGCATTGGTATCCATCTCGCTAGAGTTAGCTTTGACCACCTGGAAATTTACAACTCTGGTTCTATCAAATTCTAATCCCTCATCCGCACAAATATTTTCCGCAGTCTTTTCATCTGCCAAAGAAATGGTGGCGGCCATTCTCATACCATCCACGATAGCCGCAGATCCCCTGATTGACGAACGAGAATCCCAACTTGATTCCTGGGCCTGGAGTCCGGCTTTACTCATGTGATGGATAGATAAAACGGAACACTCAAACTTAGATGCAATGGAAGAACAAAATTGACAATACAGTTGAGCCGCTTCCTGGCTAGTTGTGATAGGTGCTGCAACAAAAGATTGTATTGGATCTATGACCACCAAAGATAAATCTGGAATCGTTGAGATCTCATTGATTAACTCATGGGCCTCGGGTGTAAGATCTAATCCCCTGGCATCATCTTTTAACAATATTAATGGTTTAGGGGCATCCGGAACTGTATAGGCAAAAACGTCATACTCCGCATCAAATCTTTTATCACCCTTATCTAAAGCTTTGGTCCGTCTAAAGACTTCACTTCTATCATCCTCGGCCATCAGCATGAGAACATTGCCGGCATTTTTAATTGGTTTATTTAACCAAGTGCCTTGCCCCTGGGAAACTTTGATTGCTAAATCCAGAGCCAACATACTTTTACCAACACCACCGACTGCCGCCAATAAACCAGGTTTAGATTTCTCTAATAAACCCTCAACCAACCATGAACGAGGCGGTGGATCACCTTTTAATTGTTTAATAGAGAAACTTCTTATCCCTAAACCTTGATCGCTTATCTCTAACTTAACTGCATCTAGGCCTTGCTTGATAGCCAAGTCATTGAAATCACCCTCAACGGATGGGATTCTAACCAAACAATTATAATATCTGGTGGCTATCTCTTCTGCCTTCTTGCGACCAATATCAGTTTTATCATTATCAAAGGCTAAATAGATCCTGGCGTCCGTCTTTTTTCTTATGTTTTCTACTGCATCATTACCAAAGTTAGCAGAAAAAACACAAGCCACCGGTATTTGTGTTGCATCCCATACGCTTACACCGGTGGCCATGCCTTCAACCACAACCAGAGATTCAACTTTATTTAAAGAATTAAAATCAGTACCAATTAAAAAGATATTACCCTTTACTTGTCCGGCAGAGACAAACCTTTTAGATCCATCTTCCTGGATAAATTGTAAAGATCTAATCTCACCATCTACATTGTAGATAGGCACGACCAAAGATTTATTGTGTAGTTTTAAAGAATAACTTTTGATCTGTTTAGCTTCCAGGTAAGGATGCTTGATAACTTCTGAGTAAGTTTGAAAACGATTCTGACAATCTTTTGCAACTTCCTCATACCTTTGTAGCTTTTGTTTCTTGGCCTCTTCCTGGGCCTGTTGCATCTTTAACTGTAGATCTTGTCTTTCATTTGGAGTAAGTGTATTGATCTGGACAGAACTCCATTTGTATTCCGCCCCCGTTCTCCAATTTCCGTAAGTTGCGAATATGTGATTATGAACAACATTAATAACATACCAACCCGATTTTTCATTACCTTTGTCCGGCCTCACTCCCGGAGTTGCTTGTACTGGGATCCTTACTAGATCCCCACTTGTGTTTAGGAAGCCGACATTTAATCCTATTGTTTGCATTTCTGCAATAAGATCAGCTTCATTGCCTCTGTTTTTTTCTAAATAACTCTTATCTTTATTCAGTCCGTGTCTTATCTTGTATTTTGTAAGATCCATCTACCCCGTTCCTTGCCCTTTCGTTGGCGTGTTTTAAATATTCCCTGGTATAACTCTCAAAAAAATTGACCCTATCGTCCTCACTCCAATCACGAAACGCCCAACTTTTATTTTTAACAGAAAATTCCTTATATCTTCCTTTCAGTTTAGATTTGGCATGAAGAACACCGGCTTTAGATACTTGTGCCACCTTGGGCGATCTATTACCTTTCTTAATTTCTTTTTGATGTTCCATGCTACAGGCTCCAAACCATTTACCATCAACCTCGACCAGAAGAGGCCCCACCGGATCACCACAGCAACCGCATAGTGAGGGCCTATCTGATTCTAAAAAGTTAAAATGGGATGCTGTCTTCGACTTGACTGTTGGAAACAGGCTCATCTTTTTTAACTTCAGTAGTAGTTGACTTAGGTGGAAACCATCCCTTGCCTTTCATATCATCAATAGCAATGTAGCCTTTTGCATCTTTGATAGCATTTGCTCTTACTCTTACGCCTACCAAATCAGCACTTTCGTCTGGAAAACCATCCGGAAATCCACCAGCAATAGACATTGCGTGTAATGATGATAGACCAAGGTTAATCGCACCTTCACTTGTATCATGGTCTGTTGTGAAAGAATGACCAATCATAAAGTTTGGTTTATCAACAACCCTAAATAAAAGCTTAAGAGCTTCCCATCCATTCTTACCTAGAATCGTCTCTTCCTTAACACATTCAAAATCATATGTGCCTGGTTCGAGTTCTTCTAAGATACTTCTTTCGGCCTGAGCCTTTTTCATACTTAAATCCATATTGTTACTCCTTATCCTGGATCGTAGCTGTGATAGTCCGAGATATATTCCACGAACTCTTCACAGTCTTGGTTAATACAAATAAGTTGATGTAAGCCATCGAGAGGCAAATTGTTGTTATCTGGATCCATGCTATCAATCAAAGGATTTAATAACTTTTGGATCTTAGCCATAACACGCTTTGTTCTTTCGACTTCCCCCAACTTACTCACCTTTATCTTCCCCCAACATAGCCTTTCTAATTTCCGGCCATGAGAATGGAAGAACATCCGGTAATGCATACCTATTTTTTGCAAGATAGGCAGGTTTCTCACGACAGTAAGCAACCACATCTCCGGCCACCGCTTTTGTTGTCATTGTTCCACCTTTTCCCTGGACCTTAACAGTACCAAGTTTATAGTTTGCAAAGAAACAACAATCGCTGTGTTCTAAAATTAAATCTGCGGCCTTGCGGTGCAGTTTTAACTCATGTCTATCAAAAGCCTCAATCTCTGGAGACTCAAATCTTTTGATCTGATTATGTGCAATTTGCAAAATAATCATACCTTTATCTTCACGCAAGATATTTAATAGATCTATGTATTGACGCCAATATCTCAACACCTCTACATAACCTTTACCATATCCAGGTTGTTCAATTGATTTCCAACCATTGTCTTGACAAGCCTTATCCCAAATTAATGGCTCTAACCAATCTAACGAATCGATAACCACAGTTTTAAACTCATGGTCTTCATCAATTAAACTTTGCAAACGACCCATAACCTCGTCAAAAGATTTGCACAATGGAAATTGCTGTGCATCAATCGTACCCATACCATCTTCCGTTAATACAAATATTGGATTTGGCATCTGCGAACCAAAGTAAGTTTTACCTACTCCGGCCCCACCATAGGCAACAATCCTGGGTGCTTTCTTTTTTGATTTAGTTCTTATATCAGCTAAACTCATTCAACCACCTCGACTTTAGAATCCTCGCCTTCTACAGCATCTTTCAATGCGTTGCTGTAATGTTTGGCAAGTATCTCTAACTTTTCAACTTCAAAGTTAGCGTTACCAATAACTTCTTGTCTTTGTTGATTAACAAGAGTTACTTTGTTATATAGAATCTTGTGCTCTTCAGACAAGTCTTCTACTTTGTATTCTTTACCATCTTCGTCAAAGGTAAAGGTTAGTTCTTTTTTTTCATCAGACATTATTTTTCTCCCGTATTGAGTTTAAAAGTTTCACAAAGACTGCGTCCGTTACAGAATTTGCAATGATCCCCAAATACATATTTAGGGTTTTCATCCATACAAGCATCCGCCCGTGGTTTCAGAAAATCGAATCCCCAGTTAGCAAGATTTTCTCCGGTGGTTTCCCATGTCTTAACCGCCCGTTCTTTCTTTACTCCTCTAGGTTGAACTATAGTTAGTTCCATAATTGTTTCAGCATTGCCATACCTGGTTAATGCACCCAGGCCATAGATCATTAGCTGTTTGTTATATTCCGGTGAGACTTGCCATCTACCAGACTTTAAATCTATTACACATATGCGACCCTCTGAGAGTATGATTGCATCAGCAGTACCCCATATGTTTTCGCTTATCTCTTCCATTGATACCTGCTCTTCAATCAGCAACTTACCATTGAGTTCTTTTGTTCTTGCCTCTACATAATCTGTGTAGATCTTTGCACAATCAATCATCTCTTGATCTATCTCTATTTCAAAGTCTTCAACCATCTCAACCTTGCCAAGCCAATAATCTTCTAAAGATATATCACCATCTAAGTGTCCTTTCATTAAGATCTCAGACATTTGGTGAACCAAAGTACCAGTTACGGCCGGGATGCTTGTGGTGTACGAAACTTGTGCCGCCAACTTAGGCATACCAGGACAGACAGTCCATTTGTCTGAAGCCGAGGGGGACAGTAGTGCGTGTTTGCTAGGCATTATTGGAAATGTAAGACTCTTGTTCTATTTTTTTAACATCATCAAGATCATATAAAATTGTTCCTGTTATCTTCCAATAACCAGGCCCCACTCCTTTTGATCTTTTATTGTCTATAGTTTTCTTGCTAACACCCCATCGTTTAGATAGTTCGTCAGCATCTATAGTGTTTTCTATGTCAAATTGCTTTAAGTCTTTTATTTCCATAAATTTCCCTTTTCTCAGATTTCACCTATAATACCTCAATATTACTAATAATGGTAATATTTATTTAAAAGTAAGGAGTATTTATGTCAATAGACAAAGCTACACCACAGGATTGGGATCAGGCAAAAGATCGCTTGGCTTCCAACAACCAGGTAGGTGGAGATCACTACAATAAGGGAACCAATATAGAGCCGATAGATTACATTGTCGCAAATAATATTGGTTGGTGTTTGGGGAATGTAATTAAACTTGTGACCAGAGATAAGCACGATAAAGTTGAAGATCTCTTTAAGGCCAAGCATTACATAGACCTAGAACTTGAAAAGGTTTACGGGTTAGATAGTGATGGTAATAAGATACCAGAGGAGCTATTGAAAAAATCCTTATAGGAGTATGGCAATGAACTTATCTGATTTTGATGATCCAATTGTTAATGAGAGAAACAACAATAGTGCTTTGTATATTAATAAATACATCGCCCGTTCTTTGATTGATTTTGCTGAGTCAATGCAGAAAGATCCCCAGGCGTTAGCAGAGTATTTTTTACAATTAGGAATTAACTCTGCTAAACATTATGAGGATCAGAAAGTTAAATTTGATATTAAGAATCTTTAACTAAGATCTTTTAATATATCTTTGATGTTTTTAACAGCATCATTGTTCTTCATGTGTTCATCAACGATGGTTAGTTGAGCTTGGTCTAAGGGTTTGGAAAAGACCACATTTCTGTGCGGTACTGCCACAAACGCAAACACATCTATCTCATTATTTTTATATTGTCTGT